GCGCGCTCTTCCCGCCAGGTCACGCAAGGTCTGAATCTCTGCAACGGCCTGCTCTCTGATGTCTTTCAGCACACGATCTGTTGCTCGGTCGTAGGAAAGTACGAGGTGGGAGCTTTCACTCTCTTCCTTCTGCAGGCACTTGATCGCCGCGCCCAACACAACAGCCTCGTGCCAGTTAGACGGCCACTTGAGCGTGTCCGACCCTAGCGTGAGACGCGGGGCTTCGGGGATGTAGCGCACGCCAATGTTGGCGACGGCTTTCGCCGGGAAGAGGAACAGCTCGTACCGGCCCTGGTCCTGGTTGAGCTTCAGAAAGTACTGGACGTCGTAGTCTCCCGTGTACTGTCGGGAGAGAAGGTTGAGGTAGTCCTGTGAGTCCGCCTCGTAGGCTGGGACCCAGCGCGAGCCCGAGTAGATGTTCACATCCACGAGCCGCATAAAGTTAGAGGGTAGCTGGTAGGAGTTGTTTCCTATCTGGGTCAGCGTAGGAGAAACTGTGCCGAAGAGCTTTCCGTCATCCACGTTCACCATCTTCGCATACACATCGAAGATCTCGTCGTTGACGTAGTGCGTAATCTCCGCATCGGAGACAAACTGGCTGTACTCCATGTCCGCGCGCTCGCGAACTCTTGCGATCAGATCAGTAAGTGTGACGTTGGTGGCCATGTCTCTCCGAAAATGGGGAGCATCCCCCGGGACCAGCCCGGGGGAATACTCAAGCTACTTAGTAGAGGTCTTGGACCCACGAGCAGCGACCCGGCTCCTGAATGGAGAGGCCGTAGAACCCGTAGAGGTAGAAGCTCAGCTCGTCGAGCAGAAGCTCACGATGGTAGAAGTTACCATCCTTGTTGAACATGCTCGGAAGCGCGTTGGTCGAGTAGACCTCGATCTTCCGCGTGTCGAGAATGAACGCCTGGTCGTCCGACGTGTGACGGTCAGCCACAACGGGAACGGATCCTGCGCCAGTCGCGACCTCAATGCCGCTGAAGCTCACGCTACCTTCGGTAGCGGTCACCTTAGCGTAACGGCCACGCGCCTCGGTCTCAAGCGCGAGGTCGGCCCAGTCGCCGGCGCTCACGAGAGCCAAGTTCGGGCGACCCCCCTGACGGAGGATCTGCGCGGTCGTTTGCACGAGGGCGTCGGTGATGAGCATGCCCGAGAGCGTGCCCTTGACGCCGTCCACACCAGCAAGCCGGGTGGGGTTGGCCGTACGGTTGATGCCGTTGAAGGCCGTAGCGCCGACGCCCGAACCCGGGAGCCATGCCTTGAGACCCTTGGCCTTCGCGTTCTGGTCGCCCGAGAGCACGAGCTTGTGGCCCGAGGCAGTCGCAGTCGTCCAGTCGGCGTCAACCGTGATGGTGTCGTTCGCGTAGTCAACAGCCGTAACGACCTGCTCTTCACCTGAGTCAAGAAGCGCGTCGGAGGCGTTGAGGTGGACGAGAACCATGCCCACGTCGAAGTTCGCAGCCTGACCCGCGCCGACCGAAATGTCCAGCGTGGCGATTGCGCCCTGCGCAACACCGCGAACGCCCGTACCGTCCTCATGGAGTTCGATCTCGACGTCGTTGGCGAAGGCCATGTGACCGCCGTCGACTTCGTCAACGAGCAAGTCCTTGAACGCACCGTCGCGGCCTGCGCCGGAGGCAAGTTCCATAGCCTTGTTGTCTACGCCGCAAACGACGTAGTGGTTGGTCCAGTCCATTTCCCAGCGATCGCGGCTCGGAGCCGAGACGTTCGCACGGGCCGTGGCGTATGTTGCGCCGCGACCGTTCGGGAAGCTGTACTTGATGGGTTTGATGTACTTAGATCCACCGGTGTTCGGGTTCTTCTGAAGAAGAGCCAACAGAGCGTTCGAGTCGTAGCAAAGATCAGCGACGGTCGAACCCCTGTACAGCTCCTTCAGGAAGTCCGCGTAGTTGGTGGACGTGGTGGCGGTAAATGCCATTTTGATATCCTGTTAGAGTTGAGTTGTTATGATTTGGACTTCTGCCAGAGGTAGTCGATCCGTTCCCGGCGACTCATTCTTGAGAGGTCGGGCGTCTCGTCTGCTCCAGAGAGATCCGCGGTTAGGGTTGTTTGCCGTTCGCTCTTCGGCGGTGCTGGGTCTTTACTAACAGGAGCGCCGTACACCGCGTGCAGTTTCTGATAAACCTCACGTAGGCCGGTCTCCACCTCGCTCGCAACTTCGTCTTCACTAGTGTCCAAGCCTTCTTCAAGACGTTGGAACAGCGCATTGACAACAGTGTCTTGCTGCTCCAGCGCCATGAGGCCCGGAAAATCTGATGCTCGTGCGGTGATGTTTTCAATCGCCGCGGCCCGGAGCCCTTCAACCTGTCGGTTGAATGACTCAGCCTGCTCCTGCTCGCGCTTCGCTTGAAGCTCTTGCTCCCGCTCCGCCTGCAGGTCCTCGAACCGCTGGAGAAGAAGCTCTTCCTTCGTCGGGACAGGTGCCTGCCCCTTTCCGCGGTTGGCAATCTCGTTGAGAGCCGCACGCAGCTCTCGCACCTCAGCCTCAAGCCCCTGCTCGGGGGTGGGCTCCGGTTGTTTCTGTGCTCGGATGAACTCTCGGATGCTCGGCGCTGCCGGCTTGCGCTCGGCTGCGGGCTTCTCGTCGAGTGCTTCCGCGGTCACTGCAGGCTCTGCGGCTCTGCCGCTCGCCTTTTCCCACGCCGCGTCAACTTGCGCTGCGCGCGCCTGTGCCTCGGGTGAAGGTGCTGCTACTTGCTCTGGGAGTTGTGTCTGAATGTCGCTCATGGTGTCCTAAATCGCTGTAGGGTTGGAACCGTCCGGCGATACCGCCGGAGGCCCGCCTGCCGGCCCAAGGCCCATGCCCTGACCCCGGAGGAGAGTTGCTTCTTCTGCCTGATCGTTCATCGACTTGAGCTGACGCATGAAGCGACGGAGCAAGCTGATCCGATCTTCCGGCACGCCCATCGCCTGGGCGCGGTTGATGTACATCTGCGTCATCTTCATCGAGAGGCGCAGGTCCATCGTAGGTTCGGGGGTCTCGTACTCGCCCTCGTCGAGCATGCACTCAAGGATGCGCTCCACGTTCTCGCGAGCTGCGTTGCGGAGGTTCTTGAACCGGTCAAGGTCTGGGAAGTCGAGCAGAGCCATAGCCTCGCCCGAGTCGAGCCAGCCAGCGTTGAAGAAGTCGAGCACGTCGCTCTTCCTTCCCGCGGGGCTCTGGGAAAGCATGCTTGCCGGAAAGACTTGGATGATAAAGGAATCTTCCCTTGGGTCGTCGATCTCGCCCCAGTCAATGTCCTCGATCGTGTACTTGTCCTTGCGGAGCACGACCTTGAACTGTGGGTTACGCTTGTGGATATGCCGGCCCGCGCGCACCTGCTGTTCATACAGGCACACGTTGAACCGCTCGAACTCCTCGTACTGGGGTGCTAGTTCCGTTGCCTGGATGTCATTGTAATCCCGCACGGCCTGCCCTGTCTCGAACTGACCGCCAGTGCTCTCCGGCATGGAGAGGCTGAGGAGGCGACTGACTTGGAGAGCTTTCTCCCAGATAGTCGACGAGTACTTGACCACGTCCGCTGGTACGCTTGGCGGCAGTTCAAACGTAGGAGCGCGGTCAGCGTAGTTGATGACGATGCCATTGACGTTCCCCAGCTTCCCTTCGGAAATGTTTCCGCCTTCAGGGACGAGGATGAACGGAGTCGGCATGTTGTCGATACACTCTTCGATGTTCCGAATCGTGTGGTTGAAGTCGAAGTGCAACCCAAGCAACTCTTCGATGAGGCTGACGCCCCAGAAGCCGATGGTCGGATCTTCCTTCCAGCGGTAGATGGAGAATGGCGCTCGCGTGTCCTCCCACTCGTCCAGGACGAGTACCTGGTTCTCCACGGCGATGGCGTGCTTCCCGTCGCCCGCTCCCTTGAACGAGGGGAGTCTCCAGGCTTCCACGACCTCCACCATGTTCTGGAGGGTGTGACGCTGGCGGTGCCAGACATACGGGTCGTCGGTGATGCGCTGCGAAACCTTGATGGCCTCTTTGTGTTTCGGAAACATCGCCGCGAGCCGCGAACGACTGACGAACGCGCGCTGGTAGAAGTGGGTGGGCTTGCCGGAGGACGAGGCCTCCACGGGGTCGACGAATAGATCTGCGGGGTGCACCCGCATATTCTCTACCTCGTCCACCACCGGGTGAGGCGCAGTCTTGACAATGCCCGTGCCGTAGATGAAGCCGTCAAGGGCTCCGGAACGCTTGGTCGGGCGGAGGTCGGTCAGGTGCTCGCAGAACTCGACCCACTTCTGCATCTGGCGGGCCTTCTTCTGCAGCGTGAAGTTTCCACCCCGGGTCAGGAAGACCGGGCGGGGGTTCTGACGGGTCACCTTCGCGTGCGCGCTGTCAACCATGACCTTGGCAAGGTTCACGGGAACGCGGGAGTAGGCGGCCTCTTCGTCGCCTACCCGCCATGCGGCACTGTAGTTCGCGAGGTAGTCACTGTTCGAGATGTCACGGTTCAGGTAGATCCGCGAGTAAGCGTTGTACGCAGCCAGGCGGGCACTGTCCTCGCTGACGAAGTACTTGAAGATCGAGAGTAGGGGGCTTAGGGCCTTCGTCTTGGTCTTTTCGGTCCACCAGGGCGAGCCCGACTCAAGGAGTTCGTCAGTTGCCATCTACCGAGTAGGGGAAATGGTACAATCAGGGTTGACAGATGACCCTTCCCTTGCTATACTGGGGGTACTTCACGTTGAGGTAACCATCCCTCCTCGTGAAGCGGCTCACCAGGCACGATGTCCTGCGAAGAGCCCGGGGACATAGAGGGGGCGGCTCGGGACAGGCCGCCCCCGTTCCCCGTTTTTTCTGGGGAGCCATAGGGAACTACATGCTACTGACTGAGGCACAATGGGCGATCGTACGGAAGGCCGCTAAGTACACCAACGGCACCCGCGTGCCCCGGATCATGG